TTTACAGATTCTACTCTATCTCTTGGGTTAAAATTTAAACCATCATAACTATTATCTTTTTTTCTTAACCCTCTAGATAAAGATATATACCTTTGTTCACCAAATTCAGAAAGTTGTGCTTTTGAAATAGGAGTTGTGCCATTTGTAGTTGCTACTTTACCATTACTCATTATTTTATCTTCTAAGCCCGCAAATGTATTTTTCTGTACTTGAGGTACAAAATCTTGAATTGGTATGAATTGAAACCCAGATACTTTTATTATCATAGGTAATTCTTGTAATTCTAAATCTTGACCACCATCATCCTTTATAGATATTTCCCATGGGGATTCTTGGGGTACAGTATACGTAATTGCTTTTAATATTCCTACTTGTTCATATAAATAACCACCTATTGTTAATTTAATTAAGTTACCTCTCATATAACCATCACTAGAATAATCTGGTGCACATACTGATGCCAAATAATTTAGTTTTTGGTACATGGGTATAAGTTCTTCTTGGGATTGTGCTGCCACGGTCCATGATAAAGATATAGAACGGTCAAATCCTTGGTAGTTATATAAGGTTTCGGCCCTACCTGAGAATTTTTGAGATCCCCAATCTGCATTGTAACTATCACTCATACCATCTATTATAGCTCTAAAGTGTAAATAGTTAGTAAAACTAGGGTCGTCATTATTTATTACACCAATCCTAAAAGCTACAAAATCGTTATAATCATTTTTTCCTAAAGTAGATCCATTTCCTACGGTGTTTGTTGAATATATAGGATAGGCATTTATTGCATCCAATGCAGTACCATTTCCTTTTGTATAACTTGATCTTGGCAATGTTCTACTTCCAGGATCTCCTAAATTCACTCTACCTGTAGATGTTTTAGTTGAGTCTGTATAGTCTACTGAGGGTAAGGCATTAAAATTAACAGTTTTTCTATAATCTTGTAAGATTTTATGATTAACCCCATTATCCTTTGCATTAAGCAATTGATCGTAATCTAGGGTGTTATTTAAACCAGGGGTTAAGTAGTTGGTGGTGAAGGAACCTTTTAGAAAAACACTAGTTTGAAAATCACGAAGGGGTGCATTTGTGTTATTCCAAGTTTTATATTTATCTTGGTTTATATCTTCACCCGTTATGTCTTTATAAATTTGACTTACAGATACTCCTAATATTTTTGCTCCTCTCCAAGTAGGGTTTTTGCCCTTAAAGACGGAATAATCCTCTCTACCTATATTGCGGTCACCTGTAGAAGCAGGTCCTGGTATTGTTTTATTATTATTTATAAAAAACCCAGTTTGGTTTAAAATTGGATTATTTACTCCTGTTCTATTTTTTGATAAAAGTATTTGAGTACTACCTACACCTAAAGTTGATCCTGGTCCCCCACTATACTTGTAAAGAACATCTTCAGCGCGGGAATCATTAGTAATAAAGTCATTAGTAAAACTTACTAATCTACTACTAATAGTTTTTCTAACTCTTTCCTTAGAAGCATCAGTAGTCCAATAGGTAGAATTGGACAATGGAAGGTTTTGACCCAATAACCCAGCACCATTTAGTGTTAAATTTATAAAACCCTCTAAACCACTACCAAAATCTCCAGCAGCCGCCGATTCACTATTATCTACAAAGGGATTTATTCCTTGTTTAACTAAATGACCACCTAGGGGGTTAGCTGCTGCTTGTAATAAGGTAGAAGTTGGTAAATATACACCATTATTTAAAATTTGATTTTTCCCTTTTCCTGCTTTTATATCAACACCTGAGGCAGACAATACATTTTGTTTTGCTGTAAATAAGGTACCATTTGGGGATTTAAAATCAAAAAACATTTTAGATAATCTAGAGACATCCCTTGTTACCTGTGCAGGAAGTAATGACCCTCCTCTTAGTAAGAAGTCTTCATCACCCAAACCACCACCAATAAATCCGGTTGGTATAGGTGATGTAACGTAAGGTTGACCACTACTGGCACCATCACGTCGGTCATTTCCGAACCTTAAGGATTTAAGGTTAGTACTTAGATTAACTAAAGCCATATTTTAGGTATTTTTATTAGTTACCCGTATTATCTGTAGCTCTTGGTGTTTTTAATACGGTATCTTCATAAGTTCCCTCTTGGAAGGAATTATTGATTGGTATTGCACCCATTTGTAATGGAGCAGTTGGTTGGTTACCCTTTAATGGGGTCATTGTTGTGCCAGAAGTTGTTAATTTGTCTAATAAGGCCATAATTTCTAATTTTTATAGTTAAGGTTAATTTTATTATAAATATTGTTATTGGATAGAATATGCACTCATACCTGCAACAGTACCTACTTCTATTGAATCCATGTTTAAGGAGGGTGTAGGTTTGTTTAATAAGGCTTGAAGTAAAGAATTCGTTGTTTTTGCTTCAGAATTATCCATTTGCACCGCGCCCGCGGGTGCTGAAATTATATCATTTCCTTTGGGGAATAAATCTGTACCTGCTATAACTGTATCTTTGTTATTTAATGATATTGCTCCCTCAGGTCCCATTAGAGTACGTTTACCATACCCGGAGGTGTTTTCACCAAGTGACATTACGTCATCACCCTTTACCATGGAGTAAGCAACTGCTCCTACAGTAGCTGCCACGGCTAACCCAGCAAGTGCTGTAAATGGGTTAGCTATAGCCCAAAGAGCGGCTTGTGCCGCTAGTTGGATTAGTTTACTTTTACCTAAAGCTAAACCTTTTAAATCTTCTCTATTTTGAAGTTTTGATTGTGCAAGAGTTATTCCTTTTAAAACTACTTCACCCGCTGAAATGGCGGCACCAATTCTTTTGTAAGCAACTATAGATAAATATATAGTAGCTATACCTCCTAAAATTGTTTGCATAACAGATAAATCTTCTATATTACCACTTAAAAGTTTAGTCATTCCAACTAGTGCTGTAGTTATAGGAACGAATAAATAAGATAACATTTCAACTGCCGGTATAAGTAAATCTACTATTGGACCTATAATTTGCATCAGTGGTGCTGCTATACTAACAAATCCTTCTTTCATTTTAGCAATTGATTTATTTAAATTTTCTTGAACACTGGATTGTGCTTTTAGAGATGCTAAACTTTCTTTACCTAATTTTTCTTTAATTTGGTCTTGAGATAGTCCTTTAGCCTGTAATTCATCTATTATCTTCTTTTTTTCTTTATATTCTTTACCTACACTATTAGCAAGTTGTTCTTGAACAAATAAAGAATTAGCTAATTCTTCTCTAGATAAACCGGCAGCTTTAGCTAATGCTTCTTGCTGTATTCTATTCATTTTACTAAAGTCAGCAGCTGTTCCTACTTGTTTAGCAATTTCTGCAGTTGCACCCGCTATATCATTATTTAAAGCTAGTGATCTAGCTTTTTCTAAATTAAGTGATTTACCCGTAAGTAATTCAGCTTCCATTTCGTTAGATATGGATTGTTCAAAGTTTAATAACCCATTAGCTATATTTTCCATCTGACCCATTTCTATGCCTAAGGCTTGAGATGTAGTTAAAGCTTTTGATAATTCTGCAGTACTACCTCCTAATGATAATGTAGTAGCTTTACTAATCTTACCAATATCAGTTAATATCTTTTTTGAGTTTACTTGAACCCCAAGGGATTGGGCCGTTAAAATTGATTGGGAAAGAACTTCTTCTGTATTCTTTTTTAAATCACCCCCAGTTGCTTGAGTAACTGAGTAAATACCACCCATTTGCTCATAGGTTAACCCTGAAGCTTTATGTATTAGTTGTAAAGTTTCGAGATTTTTAGAATTTTCAGTAGTGTATACTCCTGTAATATCATTAACAGCTAATAAAGCTTCTCCTAATCCTGCAGCTGTTAATTTAAGTTCACCTGATTTATTTGCTGCATGAGATAATTCTGATGTTAAGGCTGCTGCGTTATTATATGACATATTAAGGCCCTTAGCTAATTGACCATTTAATTTGTCAACCTCTATCATAGCATTAAATACACCAAGTACTCCTAATTCAAGTAAACGCATAGATGTAAGAACAGAACCTATACCCCCACTTAATACTTTAGATGCAGTTCCAGACTTGTCAATTTTATCTAGTATACCACCAGCATTTTCACTAGCAAGTTGAAGAAAACTTTTTGATTTTTGGTATTCTATATTTTGAGATTTTATTTTATCTAAATTCTCTTTTTGGTAATTAAGTTGTTGTTGTTGTTGGGCTAATAAGGTTTTTTGTCTTTTTGTTAGTTGATTACCTAAAGTTTCTCTTCTAGCATCTAAAAGAGCTTGATTGTTTGCTATTTTTTCAGATTCTTTAGCTATGTCTTTTTGGGTAGCCATTCCCCTAGTTACTTTAGCTTGAAGTTGAATTAAAGATTCTGAGTTTTTTACTGCTTCTTTAAGACCTGCTACTAAACCTCTTTGCATTGTTTTACCAACGACGTCAACCTTATCACCTAACTCACCAGCACCATCGACCGCATCTTGAAATGAACTTATTAGTTGGTCACCAAGAGTACTAACAGCATCTAGGATATATCCTAATTCTTTAGTTACTTCCTTTGATTCTTTTGTTGCTTTACCATCACCAAGGCCCATAATACGCTATTTTGTTATAAATATGAAAAAAAGCAACTATTTATAGCTGCTTTTATTTTCATAGGGTTTTGATGCTTGTTTAAATTGGGGGGCATTAACTTTTCCTTCAGAATCCATTAATGATGTTTTACCAGCAGACATTTCATTGTTTTCCTGTGCTGCTTTTTCTTCATAAAAATCATTTATTTCTTTAAAAGTATATTTACGTAACCAGATAGGCATATTATACACGGCATAATAATCATACCCACCTTTCCCATGAAATATTATTTCATGTATTTGTTTAAATATATTTAATCTAATCCTAGGCGCGGTCTTCAAGGTCAGGCCAAAAAAAGCTTAGTCCTATAGGGACTAATACCTCCTCTCCGCTATCTAGAATAACAGTAAGATCAACATCGGGTTGAGTATTTCTTAAATGTTCTCTAAAGGCTCTAGTATCTCTAGCTAGAAAGTAATTATCAACAAATTCTCTGATTTCTTTAGTTTCAGTTTCTCCATTAACCGATGTAATTGTATATTTTAATCGGGTTGAGGCTTCAGGAGATGAATTTTTATTTAGCTTTTTTAATCCTTTTAGTTCTCTTTCAATTTTAATTTCATCATGACCGTTTAAGATCTTATATGTAATTGGTGTATTACTGTGAGGTAATACAAAACTAAATTCATTTTTTCCTTGTTCAATTAAAGACTCGTCAAATATTTTATTTGCTAATTCTGATATATCAATTGTATGGACTTTACCATCTATTTTCACAGTGTAGTCTGATCCGTAACCCAATACACGAGTAGCGATTAAAATTGCATTTTTATCTCCTATAATTAAATCCTTTGGGTTTATTTTGGATACAATTACGGATTCTAAAAGCTTATCTAGTACCGTACCGTTTTCAATAAATGATGAATTGGACAGAATATCTTCTTCTTTAGCAGTCATATATTTGATTTCTACTTTACCACTTGATAAGGGGTTGTCTTTTGGATACAATAACCCTTTAGAGGGTAATTCTATTTCTTCTGTTGGGAATTTAAATTCACTCATATAATCTTTATTTAATTAAAACTTTGTTATCGTGTATACATATGTAAAATACAAAAAAGCTTGGCGTGAGCCAAGCAATTTTGATAAATATTTGTTGTATTATTAGAAATTTAAAACACAATAATCAGGTTGTACTGTCATTGTAATTTCTTGAGCAGCATTTTCTTGATCCCAGTTGTAATCTCCAAATGAAGCTTCTGTTATCATTGCTCCTTTAATTATCCATTCTGATACTACATCTCCTACAGGACCTAATACATTTATAGTTAAATCTTTTTTATAGAAATCACTATATCCGTCTCTACCAGTTACTGATTCATGATGTAATCTAACCCATTCCATTACTGATTGTGCACCAGAAGGAGTAATTGGGTCAAATAGTGTAAACTGAATAGTTCCCCAAGTTGTTTTACCTTTTACAAAACGTTGAACGTTAATATGATTTAAAGGTACTGTTCCTTGTGATACGGTTACAGCTCCAACTCCCTTCATAATGTATGCTGGGAATCCGTCTACAAAAGCAATAAATCTATTCTTTTGTTTTGGCTCAAATGCTGTGAAAAATATTTCGTTTGGGTTTAATACTGCCATTTTCTTATCTTATTTTATTATAAATATTCGATTTTTTTCTTCTTACGATGGAAATGATGCTCCAGTTGGTAAAACGTTGAAATCTAGTAAAATAAATTCTGCTGTTTTAGTTGGTTGTAAGAATAACTGTCCTATTAACTCATTTCTATCTATTACATCCGGTGTATTATTAGATTCGTCCATTACAACTTTAAAGGCATATAATCCTTGTCTTTGTTGAACATTTTCTAAATATGGATTCACTTGAGTTAAGAAATTTTGTCTTGTTGCAATTGTATTTTGTTCAAATACTAAATTGTCAGCAATTTGAGATATATAATCTTTAAGTGTGATTAATAATCTACGTACATTAATTCTATCAAGTGCAGTAGCAGCTTTTTGTAATGTCTTCTGACCAAATACTACAACACCTTGGTTAGGGAAGGTAGCTATTGGGTTTATATTTGCTTCATATAATGAATCTCTATTTGCAGAAGTTAATTTCCTTTCAGCTCTAACTACTTGTCCCATTCCTCCTCTAGTAATACCTGCTGGTGCAAACCATGGATCACTTGAAGCATCAGTAAAGGCATATATTCCAGGAATAAATGTTGAAGCTGGTATATAAACTAACATTCCAGTGTTTGGATCAACCGTTTGTAACCACGGCCAATAAGTAGATGTATAACTGTTATCAATACCTGCTACTTGTGCTGTTACGGCCCCAATTAAAGAACCATAAGATACCATATCAATTACTGCAATATTATCACCACGTGAAATGGCATTATTCATTAAACTAGTAGTTTGTGTTGAATGGTCTGCATGTAATAAACCAGGTGTTGAAGCTACATTATATTGATAATCGTCTGCATTTGCTAATAAAGCAATTGCGCTATCATAATCGGACCCAATTAAACCTTGTGTTTGTGAACCAATAGCTTCGTAAAAATTATTTGCACCTCCAGCCATTAGGTTACTTCCAACTCCAGCAGCAAAAACACCTTGTGAACTACCTGACCCTACGGCTGGTAGACTAGATGTGTATTGATTTTTAGCGGAACCGTCGTTATTAAAATAATGAGGGGTTGCTAAATTTACTTGTTTTACTCTTACATAAGAAGAGATATTACGGTGTGAACCTGATTCTTGTAAAAATGTTGTACCATCTTGTGTAACTACATTTGTAGTAACATCACCAATTGCTCTTGTAATAAAATTAGGTGCAAATGGGTCTAATGAAATGTTATTGAAGTTTTCTAAAATGACTTTGTTACTTTGAGTATCATCTCCTCGTCTAATTAGTAATGAAAACACACCAGATGAAGTGTTTACACTTGCAATCTCCCATCTAAAGTTATCAGATGATCCAGATAATAATGAAGCATTAGATCCAGTTGGACCAACACTATTCATTAATTCTCCTTGTGATATTGTTTCTAATACAAAAGGTGATATATTACCCCCACCACTAGCTCCGGAACCCGTAGGTATTAATGAACTTGTAGCAGCTGTCCAGTTTGCTGAGGATGATACTACTCGTGT